CTACAACTTCCTAATAATTTTTAATAACTTCTCAGTTCTCTCCTTAGAATGAGAATAAAACAAAGTAACCTCCAAACTCCTATGGCCAAGATATTCTTTAACAACATCAAGAGGTAATCCTTTTTCAAGTAAATCAACAGCCCTACCATGCCTCAAAGAATGAATAACAATCCTCTTATTTGGCGGAATCTTACCCTCCTTTTTAAGCTCATCAACTGCTTTTCTAAAAACCTCACTAATCCAATCCTTTCTAACCCTCCCTCCCCTATTATTTTGGAATAGGTAATCCTCCGGTCCTTGCCTTATGTTGAACTGGCAATAATGCCTTAACAGCTCTAAGGTTTCAGATGCACAGACCACCTTTCTCTCTTCCCTATTTTTTGTATTAGTGATTCTAATTATTCCTTCATTGAAATCAACATCCTTGTATCTTAGATTTAATATTTCAGATACTCTCGCTCCAGTATCCCATAGCAATCTTACAATCAATGCATCTCTCATCCTTGTTCTGCTATTACTCTCAACAATCTTCCTCAAAATCTCATTCAAAATCTCAGCATCAACAGCATCATAATGTCTTATTTCTATGCAAGCAAACCGTTTTCTTTCCTTACTCTCCTCAGCAAACTCATTAAAGTTCTTTAACCTCATCAACTTATAAAACACTTTCAATAAGTCATAATACCTCTTCTGAGTATTTTTAGATAACTTCCTCTCTTTCTCTAAGTAGTTAAAGAACTTAACGAAATCAGATGTCTCCATTTCATCAGGGCTTTTTCCTAACCTATTATAACAAAAGTCCAAGAAAACTTTCAACCGTGTTAAATCATTTTTTATAGTGCTTTCCTTCCTACCATCAAATAAACGCTCTTCTTTAAACTTATCAAGCCATTTTTTAATATCATCCGTCTCTTTAATCTCTTCCCTCTTAGGTTTTAAAAGTAAGAGATTTTTAAGCTCTTTCTCCCTCATCCAACTTCACCAACTCACAATTCAAAAGTAAATTTGCACTCTTACCTAACTTCTGTATAATTGCCTCCTCTTCCTCTGTGAGCGTTATTGCTCTTTTGTATTTCTTCTCCGCCTCAATTGCTCTTCTTAATGTCTCAATATCTATATTTTCCACGTTTTCCAACCTATGCAAAAGATACCTAAGTTTCCTACCATCAATATTCCTACATAAATAGAATGTTGCCCTCCTCATAAAATCTCCCTCAACTTTAATCTTTCTTTAAACTCTTCAGCAACTCTTTGACATATCCCTACGCCTATAGCATGCAAATTAATCAAATCCTCTTCATCCATATGAGATATTAAAATCTCAATAACCTCTTCAACATGCTCTGCCAAAGCATCAACCTCTGACTTATACCTCATGAGAATCACCCAAACTCCAAGTTAGAAGCGGGGATAACGTACCTATCCCCATAAATAGGGACACTAACAACCCCATAAGAACTTTCGACATTTCGAGCTGGATATTTAGATTTTTCAACTTTCTTAGTTTCAATTATCATCAACCACATCAAACTCTTCATCTTCATCTTCAATCGGAATGATTATAACTTTTTTGCCGACATAATCAGGAGGTAAAGTTGGTTTAGGAATTACAGTATTACCGTTTGCCTTACAAACCGCAACAAAGCCTATAACCACATCTCTTGGTTTTCTCCATGCCTTCTTTTTTACTCTCACCATTGTATCACCAAAATGACATCTCATATTTTTATGACATATAATATAATTGCGGAAATATATAAAGCTTTCTATACTAAAGAGCAACTGTGAAATTTCTATCAGCAACCGTATCGGCTACTATGAATATATTCTTATCTTCAAGAAATGAATCAAATCATCTGTCAAATTTGGAATAATAATGACATAAAAACTGAGTCGCTAACAATCTAAACATATTATTGATTATATACAATATACTCAACTTAACATCCTTTTTAATTTTTAGCGACCGAGCGACCACTCAATGACTTCAAATTTTTTCCACACCCTGACCGCATAATAGTTATATCCAAGTGGTCGCTGTGGTCGCTGGTTTTCAAAAAGTCGCTGTAGTTCTTATTGTAATAAGATAAAGTCAGATTGTTATATCTATCAGCGACTATAATATTTTATTGTTATTTTTAAAAAAATAAGAAAATTTATCAAAAATCTAACTGAAAAAACCGTAATATTCATGGTCGCTGATATGGTCGCTATGGTCGCTGACGTGGAGTAGGTTCTAGTCCTATAATTATACCTACAACATTAGGGATAATGAAAAGAGTTTGGGGTTTGAAGATGGTGAAAATTTGAGATTTCAAAAAAATAATAAAATAACTTTATACTAATATTTTATAAGTATTAGGTCTTACCTCCAATATATCTCCAAGTTTTATTAACCTTTTGATTAATTTCTCTAATGTTTCTTCATCAAGCCCTATTTTTTCTTTTAATTCATCGAAACTAATTTCTCCAGCTTCTTCTATTGTCTTTATAATTTTCTCCTCAAGGTTTTTCTGCTTTTGTCTGCTCTTAAGTATTGAGTTTGAAATGTTATTTTCTTCATCATCCTCAATGTCAATTTCAATGTCTTTAATTTCTATAAAGAATCCTTTTATGGATATTCCATATGCCCTCGTATTTTTATACTCAAACTCAATGCCATTCTGTCCGAGGTAACTTTCAATGTCTCTCTTAGTTTCTAAATCGGGTAGTTCCTTAATTTTATCTTTTAGATTTTTAAACCCTCTAACAGAAAGTATAGCATAAAGTTTCTTATCTTTTAAGTATATTGCATATCCTTTTGATGTAAGTAGAGATTTCACAACGTTTTTATCTGCAACTCTAACTACAATATCTTTACCTTCTACATCTAAAACTCTTGCAGTGTGTATTGCATCTTCTATAATTCTTCCTTTTATTAATTCTAATAAGCTTATATCTCCAAATCCTAATATCTCTTTTTCACTATCCTCAAATCTCCTAATAAGTTCATCATAATTTATATTTAATTTAATATTGTATTTTTCACATATTGCCTTCCAGAGTTCAATTCCAGTTAGAAGTAGTTTATACTTCTCCCTAACTGTAAATTGTCTGTATATGTCTTTAATTTCCTTTTCTGAGAATGATGTTAGCTCATCAAGCAGTATTTTAATTAAATCATTTCTATATATGTCCAATATCTCATAAGCTTCATCAATTTTTTCATCTTTTATTTCATCAAGCTCTTTTATGACTTTTAAAAATACTGCTCTTCTCAAAAGCCCTTTTAAATCTTCAAGACCCCTTGTCTTAAATTTTGGTTGGGGGTTTGATGTTGCCAAAAACATGACATTGGCAACATATTTTTTGTTATGGCTAATTCTATGTATGTATCCACAGTTTGTGGCAGAATACTTTAAATCCTGCGTTAATTGTGATGAATACTCTATTTTTTCATCAAAATAAACTATACCGCATCTGAACCCAGAAATTTTCTGCATTAACTGGTGGCTTGTAGTTTGGGAACTTGCGGGGTTTACATAGCTAAGTAACATTGCAATACTTGTTTTTCCAACGCCACTATCTCCCCATATAAATACAGGAGAAACAATTTTTGGTTTAATTACATGTATTAAATGGCTGGCTATAAATGCACCTATTGTAGTCAAGTTGTGGACCTTATTAAATAATGCAAGATATTTTATCAAATCCTCTTTAATTAACTCATCTGTATCTTTTGTTAATATTCTATCCAAATGCTCTAAATCTTCACAAAATATTGTATCTGGCATTTTGTATCTTTTTGGAATAGTTAGATGTCCATTATGGGTAATTACTGCGAAACCTTCAGTTTTTATACAGTCCTCAGCTTTTTGAGATATTATCTGTTTTAGGACATTTTTTAGTTCCATGTATAATTCTTTGTATTTTTTACAGAGGTTTATGATTGGGGAACTTAGTAATTGTCCTATATCATTAATATCTATTATTTCAACATATTTTTCTTCATTACCCTGTAGTTTCCATCCTGAAATATAGAATACTGTTTTATTATCTATAGGGTCATAGATTTTTTCACATTTATGTAGTTGGAATATTGGAATGTCCATGTTGACAGGAGTAACAATGTTTTTTTTCTTTTGAGTTCCAGTAATATTCATATATATTAAATTATTATCATCAAGTTTTACATAGTAAGTTAAAGAGTCATCCTCACTTTCAACTTTCATAATTTTCCAGGTATTTACATCTCCATATAATTTATTTTTAAATTTGATAACTATTGGAGTATCTTCTAATTCTCTTATTCCATGTGTATGTGTATTTTTTAATAATAATACTATTGACTCTGTAAAAAATTCCTCAAAACTATCTTTAATTGTTTTTCCTTCTTTTGTTATACTTTGTATATAATTCAATTCATATACTTTTAATAGTGTGTTTATGTCTACGAAATCATGCCATTTAGATCTGTTGTCAAAATCAATAAATATCTGATATTTGTTAAAAAAATATCGCTTTATCCTCTCTGGAAAGTAAAACTTTAAAGCACTAAAATATTTATCGATATTTTCTTCAGATGATAATACTATTTCGTGATGGAGTTTCAGGGTTTCTATAGATGGGATAATTTCAACTAAATCTTTTATTGACTTTGCATGTTTATTTCTTAATTCATCAAAAAATTTTTTAAATACAGGATTTTTCAGGAGTTCTTTGATATTGCGAATTTCTTCTGACATACTTTTCCTCCTCTTTAATTTTTTTGGTAATTTTATATATTATCCTCATTTTTTGCTCCTCTGAAAAATTGGAAATTTCTAAAAAGAACTCGTATAATTCTAAATTCATTATGTGAGGAGTATCCCCTATTAATATCAAAAAAGCATTATATTCTAAGTCGTTAATGTGGTCTAAATTATTTTTTAAGTAATTTTTATATGCTTCAAACCAATCATTATATTTAATAAAATAAATAACTGGAATTGCTTCAGTAGGTAGATTTTTATGCTGTAATACATACTCATATAGTAGCAAAACTCTTCTATTTTTTCGTTCAAATGTAGCCAGTAAGGTTAAAATTGATTTAACCATGTGTTCGTAAGTCATAGTATCACCCTTATGAGGAGTCATATTTCTATGACTTGTTTTATAATTGTGGTAGTATATAAAATTTTCGATGTCATAAAAATAGTAGTTCTCACATTTTTACTCGCATCGAATTAATATAACTACTCATAAAAATAGGAGTAGTTGTAAAAATTCGTAAAAACGTTAAAGATGGAGGGAGTAGAATGATAATTAAAACTTTATCAAAAAAATATGTTAGAGAAATATTAGAAATACTTAATAATAAGGGGGTATTAACATTTAGTCAGCTTCAAAAAGAGACTAAACTACATCAAGGTACATTAAGTAGATTATTATCTGAGCTCATTGAAGAAGGTCTTGTAGAAAAATGGACAGAAGAGACAGAATATATGTTGCCAAAATCATGCTATAAAATAACACAAAAAGGTAAAAATGCACTGATTTTATATAAATTAGATGATTTCATTGAAAAAATTGGGAATAAAACCATTAAATTTTCAATAAACGAAAATGATAAGGTTTCGGTAATTGTTGGATAATTTTGGTGATAATCTATGAATAATTGGAAAAACTATAAGGCAGTAAAAGATGGTGTTAAAGAAGCAGTTTTGGAATATTTAAAAACAAAAGTTAAAGATAACTGTGGAAGAGATATTGAGCTTGGAGAAAAAATCATCTGTGAAGTCATTAGAGGTGAGTTTGAAGAAATGTTAAGGTATAGGGGGGAAGATGTCATACATCAAGCAGTAAGAGATGTTGTTCGGAGTTATTTAATGGAGTTTGGAATGAATAGATGAAAAGTGGTTAATATGGATATGAATGATATTAAAGAGAAAATTGATGAATATATCGAGTCAAGATATGTGGAAGGTTGTTTGACTGGTGCTATGATATATGATAAAAATGAGCGAAATAAGTTTTTAACAAACTTATATTTTTTAATTATAGAATTAGAAGAGTATTGTACTATCACAATTGAAGATATAGAAGACATGATATTAGTAGTTTTAGAAAATCCTATCATATTAATAGATATTGATAAAGAAGATATTGAATATTTAGTAGAAAAATTTATTGAATACCTCTCTATAGGGAAAAAAGATGAATTTTTGAATAAAATAAAAATGCCGTATTTTAACATACTTAACTTGTAACCAGTTATGGGGTGTTGTATAAAAATTGTAGTTAAGTAACAAAAATAAAGCTTATCTATTGAGTTTTTTATTTCAAAAATTGGTGGGGGTCATGGAACCGCAACGGTTAAGAAAAAGATTACATGAGGTGATAAATAAAGAAAGAAAGCGTAGGAAGTTAAAGCCATTAAAGCTGAGTAAGTCACTAACGAAGTCAGCCAATAGGGAAGCATTAAAGAGGAAGAACTGCACAGTTCATTATGCCGTAAAGGGAGAGACTCATACAACTGTCGCTAAGAGGATTGTTAAGGAGTGGTTAAGAAATCCTAACCATAGAAAACATATACTCAGCAACAAATATAACCGTATCGGTATAGGTGTTTCAATATTATGGAATAAAAATATTAAAGAGTATGAAATTTATGTTTGTAAGAAATTTGGCTCACCAAAAGATAAGGATAAAAAGAAATCTAATAAGTCAAAATCCAAACAATTCAACCTTAAAAAGATTAATAAAAATGCTAAAAAACTAATTATAAGGCATAAAAAAGTTTTTGAGTATTTTCTTGTTGCAGTTATGCTTTATATTATTCTTTATATTGCTTTCACTGTTTCATAGAAGTAATTAAGCCGTGGAGGTGGGACAATTTCACTAACCCAAACTATGGCAGAGCAACTATTTAATATACCAAAGATTTCATTGGACAATGATGTGCCATTCCCTAATAACGGTGGGAAATCCAGGATAAATCTTAAATCTAAGGATGGGACTGAAAGTTACTATATAGATATTTATAGAAAGTATAGTAAATCAAATAAGATTAAAATATCCTATACAAACATTGCAAGGAAGCGATATATCTTAAGGAGGTTGGACTTACATTATGGTCCTCCACATAGAAATCCTCCTAAACTTCCCCCGTTATATGATTCTCACAACTCCCTTATAAATTTATTGAGTCGTTATGTTGGAAAGACTATTAAAGGCCCTCATTTACATATTTATGTAGAGGGCTATGATGATAAATGGGCAGTTCCTATTGAGGAGATTGAAAAGTTAAATATCTCAGATAAAAACATTATTCAAATTACGCAGGAGTTCCTTGATTATTGTAAAGTTGTAAAAGCCCCTAATATTAAGTTTCCAGTAAATGAGGTGTGGATTTATGTCAAATTCTATTAAACTTATTGAAAAATTTATTGATGAATACTTTAATTGGCTAAGGGAAAACATCATATTGGAAAATGGGGGGGAGTGGGTTGAAATAACAACACCGTTTATTGATAAATCTAATGATTTAATTCAATTTTATATGAAGGTTGTGGGAGATTCGATTATACTTACTGATGATGGCAATACTTTAGATAATCTTGAGGTGGCAGGAGTTGATATTAATACTGAAAAAAGATTATATGAATTGAAAACAGTATTAAATGGTTTTGGGGCTCATCTTGAAGGTAGGGAAATAGTTATAATTGCCAATAAGGATGAGTTTCCATTATATTTCAATAATATGATTCAAGCAATTCTTGCAGTTGATGGGTTTCATTTATTGGCTCAACATAAGGTTAGGTCAATATTCTGGGAAGATGTTGAGATGTATTTTGAGAAAAAGAAAATTCCATATAGGAAAAGAGATGTCGGTGGTAGAAGTGGTTTAAAACATAGATTTTTGGAAATATTGAATTATGGAGAAATTAAAACTAAAAAAATAGTTGGTATAATTAGCAGACCTGAAAAAAGAATTATCAATTCAACAATATTTGCCTTTGAGGATGTGAAAAATACAATTAGGGATGAAGAGGTTAAGAGAATAGCAATAATTAATGACACTGAGAGAAAGCCTTCTGAAGACATGATTAACGCTTTATATAAGTATGATATTGAGCCGTTTTTATGGAGTAGAAGGGAAGATGAGATAAGTGTTTTAGTAGAATAATTCATCTGGTCCTATGGCAAACCTATAAAATAAATAGTAAATTAATATAATTTAGTATAAAGATAATAAAAAAGGAGTTGATAGTTATAGAAGGGCAGACGTTATTTTTAATTATTTCATTCATTTCTTTTGCAATTATAGCAGTTATTGGCATAGGCATTTGGATTTGGTATTTTAAATTAGGAGGTAGGGAGAAAATATTTGGCTCTGATTAATTAATTATGGAAAATAATCGTATATGTTTTTCCTATGCAAAACCCTTCTAAAAATAATTGTATCTCCATTAATTTCAATACCTACTCTATAATTTCCAACTCTAATTCTGTAATAATTTTGATAACCCTTTATTTTCTTAATGTCTAAGTTTAAATCATTTAACGATTTAGCATTTTGAAAGTTTTCAATTATCAACTTTATCCTTTTTCTTACATGCCTTGGAACATTCTTTAAATCCTTAGCAAATGTTTTGGCAAACAACACTTTCATTTATCTCCCAATAATCCTTTTATTTCATCGTAAGTTAATAATTCATCGTCTTTTGTTTCTTCCATTGCCTTAACTAAACAAATATCTAAAATCTCTTCTATTTTTTCAAATTCCTCCCTGCTTATATAGTATTTTCTTCTATATTTCCCAATTTTTTTATATCTTTTAATTTTAAATCCTTTATTTTTGTGCCTCATTTTGTCCTACCTCAGAAAGTATGTAATTTTTTATATTGTGCTTTTTATTTATATTTTTAATTATTAGTATTAACTTTTTTAATATCTACTATTAACAAATTTATAGAGAAAGGTTTTTATATCTCCACAATTATAAAACAAGTCATAGAAATATGACATGTCATAACATAATGACATATCATAATGACCACCCAAGTATATGAGGCAGGTCCTGAAATGGGCCTGCTGATTGGGTGGGATGTAAGCCTTGAGAGACCCTCCCCCACACTGCAAAATAAATTTTTTAAAAGACGGGCGGGATGAAGCTCATTATTTCTTTGTTTATAAAAAACTTAGAGGCGATAATTATGAGGAGATTGAGGATTAATGGGGTTGAGTTAAAAGATGAGGAGTTGAAAGAGTTTTTGGAAAATATGAAGATTGGTGAGTCGTTTGAGACGGAAGATGGTTATATAATCCGTAAGGAACGGGGTATAGTGGAATTACTTTGGGGAATATATGTTTTAGAAAATGGGAAAGCGATCCCAATAACAAGATGTGAGTACTGGTTTGATGTTCCATATAGAATATCCGAGTTTGTAAAGGGAGAGGGATGGTTAAGAATGTGGGGTCGTGGGTGTAATCCTTTAGAGGAGTTTAATGATGAGTTTATAATGGTGGATTTAAAAAATAAAGGAGAGTATTGGGTATTTAAGGGTAAGAACAAGGAATATTTCAGATACATTATTTGGGATGAAAAGTTGGCTAAAGAGATTGGAGAGCGAATTTTTGTAAAAATTGATAAATTTTCTTTGAGAAGAACAATTGAATATTTAGAGGAATATCTTGGTTTTTTGGAAGAAAAGGAGTATCAATTATACAAGTTTGGAGAGGATACTTCTGATGTTGTTAAAGAGATTAACAACGTCAAAAATTTGATAAAAAAATTAAAAGATTTGGATTCTGACATTAAAAAGCTGAGGTGAGAGTATGATCCCTAAGGCTACGTTAAAAAGGACGATGAAGGAGATTGTGGATAACTATCCTAAAAGCGGTTATGATTTCAGGATTTCTAATGAGGCAGTTGAGGAACTTAACAACTATTTGCGAAAGATTTTGATTGAGATTTTAGTTAAAGCAAGAATGAACGCACAAAAATCAGGAAGGAAGACCATAAAGAAGGAGGATATAATCGAAGCTATAGAAGATAATGGCTATTTAGCTGCGTTGATTGAAGATATTTATGGAGTATCAGTTGCAGAGATAACTGCCTAAGCACTTTTTGTTTTTCTAATTTTCTATTCATAAATGTTTTGGTTATATATAATCAACGTATAGGTGGGAATATGCAAATAAATAAAGCTATTGAGGTTTTGGAGAGGGCTAAGAGTGATTATAATAATGGAGACACTGTTGGAGCGATTTTGAAGTTGGAGGAAGCTGAGGATTTGATTAGGGAACTAAGAGTTAGGTTATGCTCTGATATTAGGAGGGAGGGTTATGATGCGGTGTTCATCAAATAAAATCTATTTTGTTGTTGAATTTGATGGAAAGGTTGATAGTTATGGGGTTTGCGGGTCGGAGGAGGAGTTTAGAGAAACGAAAGAAATGTTGGAAGGTTTCGGTTGTTGTGTTAGACGAGTTGGTCTTAGAGCGTGGAAAAGGGCTAAGAAGGCAATTAAAAGGAAGGAAAATGAGGATTTACACAAGAGGAGGTTGGAAGTATGTGCAAGTATGAATTAGCTTCAAAGGCACATAAAAATGTGTATGGAACGGAAATAACACCAGATGGGATTAGAAAGCAAGTAGAGGAGATTATGAAGGAGCACAATAATTGGATTGCTGAATCAGCTGCGTTTGTTAAATGGTTAGAGAACTTAAATCTAAAAGATGAATTTAAAAAACTTAGGGAGGAGGAGAAGATGAAGACAAATGGAAATAATGTTGAAGTTAAAGCATCAAACAATGCAATGGTTGTCTTAGAGAAAACTGTTGAAAATGTAGAGACATTAGATAATGTTATTGAAAAGATGGACACGTTAGATGAGGATTTGATGTTATTGGATGAAGCTAATGAGCATCTACCTTTGGCATATACTTATCCAGATAAAAAAACAGGAAAGGAGAAGATAATCCTCTCATGGGCTGGGATTGTTAAAGCAATGAGGATGCAGGGAAATATTGAGGTAGAGCCACCAACTTTCCAAGAAGTTAATGGAAAAATTATAGCAACATGTAGGGTTAGGGATTTGAGAAGGAATATTGTTATGGTGGGGACTGCTGAAAGGATAAGTCCTGGTAGAATGGGAGAGGAGTTTAAATATACTGTTTTAGCTTCAAAGGCGATAAGGAACGCACTAAAACATATTATTGAGCCAAAGTATTTGCAGATGGTAATAGCTGAGGCAAAAAAGAGAAAGTCGTATGTGATTATCACTTACGGGCAATAATTCTTTTTTAAACTTTTTTGGTGATAAAATGGAGATGTGGGTTATTGTGGATGAAAATGGTAAAATAGCTAAGGTAACGTGTAATGAATGTTGTAGAACCTTCACTTTGAGTTTTCCTACTGAGGAAGATGCTAAAGAGTTTTTAGATGTTGTTTTAGATGGGATAAACGATGAGTTGGAGGAAATAAAAGAAATTGCAAAATTGGAAGGAAATAAAGTTGAAGATTATGAGGATTACGATATTTTAGTTAAAAGTAAGGAGTATTATGAGAAATGTAAGATTAAGAAGATTAAAGTTGAGATTTTAGAATAAACTTTTTGGTGGTTTTATGCCAATAAAGCATAAATGTAGAACTGAGAGAATAGAGTTGATTATTAAAATAATTCCAAATATCTTTTTTATTTTTAGGTGGTTCTATGGGAGTTAGGCAAGGAAGGTTAGCGTTGGATGTTGTTAGGGCTGTTGCAAAATATTTTTTAGATGTTTTAGATGTTAGAGATTATGGGGATAAACTAATAATACAAATAAAAAGTGATAAAGATGGTTTCTCAGGAAGAGCTTCTAAACTTAATAATCAATAATGGTGGGGCAGTATCGACGAGAGAGATTAGAGAAGTTTATAATATAGATGCGGGCAATGGTTTGGGACATATTTCTCAAAGATTAAGACAGCTGATGAAAAAGAAAATAATCTCAAAGGTAAAGGGGTTGAATGGGGAGGTTATCTATTTTTTAATTGATTTACGTTATCTGGAGAAAGAAAATAAAAGAAATAAAAGGAAATACTCATTATCAAATAAAGAATTAAAGTTAATCGAAAAAATGTTTGAAGAGGGAATGACTCTAAAAGATATAGCCGAAAAAGTTGGGATTAGTTACAGGTGGTGTAAGGAATTATATCGGAGGTATAGAATTTATGGCCAAGTATTATTAAAGAAAGACGGGAGACCGTTGAAGGGAAGAACTTAGGGAAGAACTTTTTTATTTTTTCGAATTGAGTATTTATAAATTTAAATTTACAGATAAAATCAGAATTTAAAAATTCTAACGGTGCGGTTTTGCATAGGGGCTGTGGGGCCCCACATTCTAATACAATACAACAAAAAGGTGTTCGTTATGGCATTGTTTGGGAAGAAAGATACTGATGCAATAGATGATTTAGTTCCTAAAAAGAGCGATTATGTTGAAAAAATAGCACAAGAAACAATAAGAAAAGACAAAGTTGATACTTTGGTAAGAAGAAGTGAAATGGAACAATTCTATCATGAAAAATCACAAAGTGAGAAAATTGCAGAACTAAAAGCAGAACTGGCTAAGAAAGATAAAGAGATCGATGAATTAAAAGAAGAAATCAGAGCATTAAGAGGCAAAGCTGGGGGCGTTGGAATCGGAGGTAGCCCAGCTCAGAGGTAAGTTAGACCTACTTGAGAAGATTGTGTTGCAGAAGCTTTAATTTCTTTTTTTTCTTTTTATCTTGGTGGAAACATGGACACTTTCACTTGCAGAATTGGAAAAATAGAATTTGCAAAGGGTGATAGAAAACCATACGACCCAGTAGCAATTGTTGAGTGTTTATTTTACGACCCAAACGACCAGCAGTATAGAAAAGCTGGGATTACGCCAGATTTGGTTAAAGAAAGAGCAAAATTCCTAATTGGAAAGCATGTTGATATCGACCACATTCTACCATTCCAAGACCCGCAATCCTTTAAGGGCTACATTATTGATGTCTGGACCGATGATGAAGGCAAAGCTTATTGTAAGTTTGCAGTTTTTGACCCTCAAGTTGCAGAATATCTGAAAAATAACCAAGTTGGAGTTAGTGCGGAGTGGTTAAAAGCAGTTCAAAATGGAAAGGTTGTTGATGTGTTTCCTTATGGATTGGCAATTTGTATTAACAGCACTCCCAAAATGACAGATGCCAAAATTCTAAATTTTGCACCAATAGCAATGGCAAATGCAAAACCTCCTTCATCAAAAGAGCATGGGCATAAAACAAAGCCATCAAAGTATAAAGACGTTCCTGATGAGCTCTTTGCTGATAGGGCTAACTGGAAATTCCCTTGCGATACTCCTGCGAGAGTTAAAGCTGCCTTGGTGTATATTTCAAAGTTATTCAATCATCCAACTTATAACAAAATGTATAGTCGTGAAGAATGGCAGTATCTCTGGAATTTCGCAGTTAAAAGGGCTTTAGAACTTGGAATAGGGCATAAGTATAGTCCTAATAATCCACTTGACAGAGGCATGCCAGAATCATTAAAGAAAAAGTGTGATGGTTATGACAGCTCAAAACCAAACTAATCAAAATCCAGACGATGTTAAGAAAGCATTAGAACAATTTGCGGAAGATTTTGGTATTAAGGTCTATACGCAAGATGAAGTAGAGCAGATGATTAAAGAAAAGTTAGAGGAGCAGGCTAAAATGTTGAAAGAGCAGTTTGCAGAGGAAAAAGATAAAGCAATTAGGGAAGCGGTTGAAAAAACAAAAGCTGAAATTTTTGCACAAATGGAAAAGGAAAAGAAGATTGAACAAATATGCTCAAAGTTCGGCATTGATAAAGAAGTATTTGCTAACTGTAAAATAGTTGAAGATGTTTTAGACGTCTTTGCTAAGGTGGATATTAACACAAAAAAGACAACTGAAATTGTTGGGGCTTCTTTTGCAGAGCCAGGGAAAGACATCAACCCATGGAGAAGATATGGCATTGAATGAGGTGGTCTAAATGGCATACAAATACATTAAATCATATACTGCTACAGCTACAACCTATCCAAAAACAGTTTTTACTGCAAATGGGAAAGTTTTGGGAGTTGTTGATGATGTGGATAATGTAGATTCTTATGATGTTGGAGATGAGGTTCCAGTGGTTGTGGATGGAGTCACAAAATTGAAAGCAACAACTTATGCTTATGATGCTACAACATCATCATGGGTAGCAACTCCAGCAGCTGAAGGGGACATTTTATTCTATGATGCTGCAACTGGACAAGTTAGAATCGATGATGGGAATGCAACACTTGAAACAGTCATTGGAAAGGTCTTGAAAGTCATAGTTCCTCAATCATCAGATTCTGATGGAATCTATGAAATCAAAGTAGGATTATAAGGTGGTATGAATGGTTCAGTTGCTAACAAAAGCTGAATTTCAATTGATCGAAAATAAAATCCTCACTGACTTAGAGCCAATTTCAACCTTATTAAAAGAAGTTCCAGTTACACCAGTTCCGCAGTTTAAGGATTTAGTTACAAGGATAAAATACACTTTAAAAAACTCTACAAAGAAATCAGCTAAAACTGCAACACCTGAGCTGGCTGAATTGGAAAAAACAGAGATTGACATTAAGCTTGAAGTTTATAAATCACCACTTATTGAGATTGATGCAGATACCATTTTAGCAGCTAAAAAAACAGGATTCCCTGTTGAAAAAGCAATTAATACAGCAGTATTGTATGATTTAGTAGAGCAAGAGAATAAAAAAGTCATTGATGTGTTGTCCCAAACACCAAACGAAAAAAATGTTACTTGGAGCTCTGCAACCATAACGGATAAGGTAAATTCAATATTCCAAGCTATAAACCAAATGAGAAAAAACAAAGTTCCTGTCCAAAAACCAAAATTGATATTGAATCCAGAAGATGTCGGGCAATTAGGATTCAACGATTACTTAAATAGTGGATTAAAAGTCCTTCAAACTGATTTAAACGTTAAGATTATCCCATGCACCGAAATCGACGCTGGAACAGGTATTTTATTTGAAGCTAATCCATTGGTTGTTGAATTCCCTGTGGCTCTTCCAGCGACAGTTGTTAGAGTTGATACTGACACTGACCCGCCCGAAAAATTTGCATGGTATGTTAAAGAGAAGTTTGGAGGCGGTATTTTACATGAGGGAGGGGTTATCAAACTAAACATTGCATAAGGTTGAGATTATGGCTTATTGCACTGAAACAGAGTTATATAGTTTCTTAAATCTAAAACTCCCTTTTCAGGATATCAAGGACAGTTTAACTACTGCTATTACAGTGGCATCTGCGTGGATTGATGCCCAAGTTAATACAGAACTCCCAGCAACAGATACTGAACTTCAGACATTAGCAAAAGAGGCATGTTTGTTCTACGCAGGTTCAAGAATCTTAATCCAATATTGGGAAAAACTGCAAATTGACAATTATGAGAGAGACAAGATAGAGCAATATGAAAAAAGGGCTAAAGAGTTAGTTCAGGCGATTATTTACAGACTTAAAAAAATTCAAGATGTTATTGATGATAAAGATATTGAAGACCAAAAATTCATTCCTGTTTTGGATTATGCAATAACCGAATAGGTGATTTGAATGGGAAGTGTATATTACCCAACTACAGAATACGAGAGGTTTAAAGGTGGAGGAACGCTTCTTATTAACGGCGAGGAAGTAGCTGTTGTGGAATTTGAGTGCGAGTTGAAACATAAAGAATTCTCTACTGAAACTACTAAAGGTATTTACAAAGATGTATCGCAGTTTATAGATTTCAAAGGAAAGTTCGTAACATTGGCGGGAACACATAAGTTCTGGAGTTTGTTTATGGGTATTGATGCGATGGAGTCTGTGGAAGAAACTTTAGCCACTGCTACTGGAACAGGGGCGGAACAAACAATTACTCCTACAGCACAGCCTACAATCCCAGCAATCATTAAAGTCTCAATATCTACAACTGCAACAGTAACTCCAGATATAATTATAGTCCAAGGAAAAGACGCTTTTGGAAATCCAATAACAGAGAAGTTCAATTACACAACTGCAGAAACTATCGTTGGAAATTTGTTATTTTCGCAGATTGATAGCATCATATTACCTGCAACCCTGCAGACTACTGAAACCGTTACAATATCCACAGTGGCAGGGGTTAAAAGTGGAAAACCCGTTAATGTTCCAAAATTCACGTTAGTTGGATTCGTTAAGGGAGCTGATGGACATCTTCAAGGTGTGCAAATGAGAAACGTAACAATTTTAGACAAACCTAAGTTTGACTACATCAGGGGTAAAGAAGAACACATTAAGGAAGAAATTAGCTTTGTCGTTTCAAATGCCAATGAAGATATAATATTCTATGAAAACCTACCTGAATAAGTGGTGATTACATGGTAACCGTTGAGGAATACTTGAAAAAAGCATATCCCGAAGTAAAATTGCCAAGTGGATTTGTATTTAAAGTTAAGACGTTATCAGCTTATGATATTTTAGAAGTTATGGGAGATATACCTATAATGCAAGATTTACTTAAAAATCCAACGTCAAAAGACAATATTAAAGAGAATATATCTAAAAATCCAGAGTTCATAAAAAATTTTGTTGAAATTCTACCTAAGTTAGTTGAAAAGTGCATTGTAGAGCCAAAAGGTATTAAATGGGAACAATTAGACGGTAGAGATAAGGATTTCCTTATGAACTATGTTCTATCCCAGCTAAATGTAAATGAAAATGTGGCATCCTTTCGTGAGGGAGAATAGTGAATTGTTAGATGCCTTAGCTCAAAGATATAATTGCTTACCTTCTGATTTACTAAAGCTCTCAATAGTTGATTTTAATATCAATCAGGCAGTTGCTTTAAACGTGGCTGGAAAAGAGCAAAGTAAGAAAGGTTGTAAGGTTGAAGTGGTTAAAGAATCTGAATTGTCACTACAGTATAAAGAAATCCTAAGGCGATACACATGCCAGTAGATACTGAAAGGTGGAAAAGACGAACAATATTAATTTTTGGAGCTATTTGTTTGGTGATATTCATAGTTATCGGATTATTGTTTATATTGTCCATAATAGGGTGTTTGTTGGGCTGGTAACATGGCTGACACTAATCTGCAAATCATAATTACAGCGGTGGATAAAGCAACGGCAGTATTTCAAAAAATACAACAAAACATTGATAGATTGGAAAATAGAGTTAAAAACATGGCTGATGTTTTTGATAGGGTAGGAAAGAGTATGGCAATGGTTGGAGCTGGAGTTACAGCATTTTCAGCTCCATTTGTTGCAGGAATGTATTCAGCAATTCAAACAGGTATAGAATTTGAACAGCAGATGTATAAGATTAAAGCAATAACTGGAGCTACGGCTGAAGAATTTGAGAAATTGACACAAACAGCTATGCAAATGGGGGCACAGACGGCATACACTGCTTCAGAAGCTGCTGAAGCAATGTATCTCATGGCAAGTGCTGGGATGAAAACAAATGAAATAATTGCAGCAATTCCCAATGTTCTACATCTGGCTACGGTAGCACAAACCGACTTATCAACAGCTACAGATTTAGTAGTTTCAACATTGAACTCATTTGGAATGTCAGCACAAGAATCCGGTAGAGCCGTTGATGTTTTTGTTCAAGCGTGTGCCAACTCTCCAGCGACTGTTGAAAAATTACAATACTCCTTGAAATATGCGGCACCAGCAGCAAGGGCATTGGGGTTAAGTTTGGAAGATACAGTAGCTGCTTTGATGATGTTTTATAAGGCAGGTAGAAGAGGAGAAGATGCAGGGACAGGATTGAGAGAAGTATTAACTGAGTTGGCAGATACTAAGGTTCAGAAAGCATTAGAGCAGTATGGAATTAAAGTAATGGATGCATCAGGAAAACTTAGGAATTTAGGAGATATTTTAGATGATATTAAGAAAAAAGGGTTGTCAGCAACTGAGATATTTAAAATATTCGGAACTGAGGCAGGTTCAGCATTACTACAATTAATGCAACAAGGAGGAGATGCTTATAAGGAATACGTTAGGATATTGGAAAATTCTGCAGGAGTGGCTGAACAAAAATACAGAGAAATGACGAACACTGTTGAGTATAAGATACAGCAGTTGAAATCAGCAATTGAAAATATAAAATTAGAGATTTTTAAGGACTCTAAAGGCAATATCAAAGAATTCTTAGACATGCTGATTAAAGCAATGCCGGCAATAAAAGAATTTGCAGTTTCAGTTGCACAAGGAATGGCTACTGTCGGTAAAATCATTCTAATGGCTCTAAAACCTATATTAGATATTTTTAACAAGCTTCCAACACCAATAAAACATGCAATCGGAGCATTTGTAGGATTAGCTGCTGCAGTTGCTGCAATTGTGGGGCCTATAATATTACTGGCTGGAGCATTTGCAATGGCGATATCTTCAACATTGGAAATAGTTTCAGTCATTGGGGCTTTGGGGATTTCATTTGGAGCAATTGCTGGGGCAGTGTCAGCAGCCATAGGAGCAATAGGTGCATTTATAGCGGCAATCGCACCTATAACAGCACCAATATTGGCAATAGTTGCAGTGCTGGCAGTTCTATACTTAGCTTGGAAAAACAATTGGTTTGGTATAAGAGATATTGTAAATTCAGCTATTAGTGCAGTAAAGCAGAAGCTGACACTATTTATTAATGGAATTAAGTGGTTAATTAACCAAATTAAGACTCATAAAACACAGATTCTTGAAGCTCTGAAATACTCCCTGCTTGGACCGTGGGGGCTTATAAAATTAGCATGGGATAAGAATCTATTTGGAATTAGAGACAAACTCAAGAATATAATGAATGAGATAATTAATTTCTTAAAATCACTGCCAAGTAGATTTTATCAAGCTGGAGTTGGGCTCATTACTGAATTTATCAGAGGATTCACCAGTAAAATTAATGAAATTAAGCAAAAAATCTTAGATTTACTCAGCTGGATTGATGACCATTTACCTCACTCACCAGCAAAAGAGGGACCTCTATCAAGATTAGATAAAGTAGGTCCAGGATTCATCGAAACAATTGCGGAAGGAATTGAAAAGCATAAATCAAGAATTCAAGCTGCAGTTGGAAAAATAACGACAACAATGGCGATAAATCCAAAAAGCATTCCCATAAGCCAGCAAGTTACAACAATACAGAATATTACTAACTCAAGCCCAAATATCAACGTCAATATACACGTTTCTAAAACCGATGCGAGCCCTGAAGACATCGCCCTGGCTGTCCAGAAGGTTCTGAAACAGCAATTAACAATGTGGTGATGTAAATGTGGCACTATGCTGATGAAACTGAAAGATTAGTCGTTGAAGTTGTTATAGACGTTTCAAATTACCAAATCCCAACAACAACAGTTGAATCTGGCGTTTGGACATTCACAGCTTAAAAGGTGATATAAATGGCAGCCGTCCAGCCACAAACTAAAATCATGACAATAGAAAACGTTTCAGAGTCAGATATTAACGGATTGGGTTCAGTTGAATACCAAAAAAAGGTAACTTTAGATAATGGCAATATTTGTTCAGTTGAGAAAATTGAGTATTATAGGACAACACAAAAGCTGATTGTACAATATAAAGATGATACTGACGTGATTAAAGACCAGATAAGTAGAATTAACGATTATCAAAATTATAAAACAACTTATGAGCAAACTGGTTCAGTTGATGCTTTAGCCCTTATGGGAGCAATTAGCTTAGAATTTTCAAAAGATTATGGGATTGCGATTTCCGATTTAATATCTAAGGCTGTTGATGTGCTAAATTATTGGAATAATGGTTATTCGATTGAAGACATTGCTAAAATGACCGGGTTAGATGAAACAAAGGTAAAAACAATCTTAGTTCTCAATGGGAAACTAACAATAACATGGTGAGGGCATGGCATTGGATGGATGGACATATTATGCCACTGTAAATATTTCTAATCCAAATTCTTATGATTTATTAGATTTTCAAGTGCTTATTCAGTTAGATGCTAATAACTTTGATTTTTCAAAAGCTAAAGATGATGGAAGTGATATTAGATTCACACTTTCAGATGGTGAGACGTTAATATCACATTGGATAGAAGAGTGGGATTCTGCCAATCAAATAGCTAAAATCTGGGTAAAAGTGCCGAGTATTCCAGCAGGTGGCTCTACAACTATCTTATTATGGTGTGGAAATCCAGATGCAGTTGATGCAAGTGATGGGAGCAGTGTTTTTGAGGTATTTGACGATTTTGATTTAAACAGCTGGGAATTATATGGAACATCATCAACAACAGTAGATATACCTGAAACAAGCTGGATAAGACTACATCCTGACGATGCTAATAGCAATATTGGAATCAAAAAGAGTATATCTGCACAAAATGTTGTTATTGGTGTGAAATATAATTACGTGGCTGGTAATGGTGGCGAGATACCATATATCGACATTGACAGTAGTTTAATTGAATTACCTAAAACAAACTACGTTTCTGATGATATAATTGGAACGCAAATATACTATTATGAAACTGGAAATGTTACGATAAATGACTACATTGGTTTATATGCTACAAGAGGAGGTTGGGACATAGACGTTAGGTTTGATTGGATTTATGTAAGAAAATACGCTGAGAAAGAACCATCGTCCACTGTAGGAACACTACAATATGCAAACACAACGATAATCATTGCGACATTAACAACAATCAATGTTTCAAAAGCTGTAGAAACCTTTACAGGAGATGGAGCTACGACAACATTTACAGTGCAAAATAAACCCATAATCCCAAAAGTGCGTGTTTGGGTTGATGGAACGAAATTAGTTGAAGGGACAGATTTCACAGTTGATTATACCAATGGAACAATAACATTCACAACAGCTCCAGCATCAGGTTCAACTATCGAAATTCTTTACTTCTACGGCTATATCGATATAGTTCCAAATGCAACGGTCAATATAACCGATTCTGCAGGAAATACAATAGCTACAGCCACGATTGATGCAAAAGGAGATTATTCAGTTGAAGTTCCAACAGGTGTTACATTATATGCAGTTGCAGATACTGCTGACTTTGATGCAAAAACAGAGTTCAAAATAGAGTGATAGTATGACAACATTTTCATTAATTCCGAATTTTCCAAATACTTTTACAACAAATATTCAAACATTAGCTACAATTAAGCTTTACAAAAGAGTTCAATTATTACTTAGTGAAGATGCCAACAATGAAGATGTAGAATTGTATATTCCACCAGAATTTACAGCATTTTGGGATTATAGAGGGCAGGAACTAAGAATTACAGATTCTGCTGGTAATGTCTTGCCTTTCGATATTTATTCCGAAACTGCTAACGAAATGAGCATTGTAGTGCATAATGTAACGGGTTCAGCTAATGATGTGTTTTATCTTTACTTCGATGACCAACAACCAAGATATACCAGCAATTTAGATGCCACATTGCAAAGACCTAATTTATCAAAGCAATTCTTACTGAATTTGTCAATTAACAAATATTACGCAATTTACGATGCGATAATTACTAATGTGAATAATCTAATCAAAGATATTTCCCAAATCACAGTTGTTGATGATTATACTAACCAAGTATTGCCTTATAGAGTTTTAGAAACATATACGGATGCTAATGGGAATATCATAGCCATACATCTCCAAGTTAAAGCTCCTTACATACTCTCCAAAAGAAGATTCTACATCTATGCAAGAGACACGGCTAACGATTCATTAGTTTCTTTAGATGCTTATATCTTCCCTGCAACAAGTGTAAAGGTTTCTTATGAGGAAAAAGTAGCTTCTGATTTCGCTATCAACAGATATGCATTCAAAGTTATTGATAGAAGTATGGACTTCGGCAGAGCTGTTGGAAAATATGCTATTGAAGATGGTGAAACAAAAGCGGTTCCTTATTTGAACACTACAAAATCCTTCAGCGTTAGTGTGCTTCTAAATACGATTGATGATTATTTGAAGTTAGAAGAGTTTAGAAAAACAAGAACTTTGTTGGTTCAGTATGATAATCAAATATTTTATGGAACCCTTGAAAAATGCAGTATTAGAAAAGTTATTGGATTTGATAACATCTATGTTGCTGATTTGACGATAGTTATGGTGAAATAATGACTGAGCTTTACATTAACGGCAAGAAAACGGAATTTACTGACATTAGCATTAAGCAATATATGAATAAAATCTCATCTGCTTCCATAACCACACCTTTTAACGATGCAGTTGGATATTTTGATTTTGTAGAAATTGTAGAAGGACAATTTACACTTTTTAGAGGCTACATTGTGCAGTTGGAACATGAAAGCACAGCAAACAGTAGAGTTTCAAAATTTACCGCTTATGACCCTCTGATTAAGTTAAAAAACATAGCTTTTATTGGGGGCTATTCTGGTTATTTACAGGATTTACTAAATCAATTGTGTGATGAAATTAACATAATAAACGCAGTTTCAGTTGATGCAAAGGTAAATCTCAGATATGAGAATGAAACTAACAAATACCAGCTTTTAAAAGATGCCTTTCACTTTGCTAAAACGAGTTTTTACTACGATTCCCAAACTAACGAATTAAGGGATTTAGCAACGAGCTACGATGATGTTATGACGCATTTAATTTTCAGCTGGAATAGAAGATGCAGAATGATACAGACAATTAATGATAAAATTGTAAATGTTGTTAAAGTTACAAATCAAAGATAAGGTGTTAGTATGGATATTTCAAAACTCGGAAAAACAGTTTTTTTAAATGATTTCGTAGGGTTGGCAGTATTCTCAAAAGGCTCTATTTGGACTGTTACAGTTACAAACTACGAAGCAGATGACACTGGTGCGGATGGAGGAAACGGTGTAGGTCTAAGATACATAGACGTTAATGGAAATAAAGTAGATGTTAGAGTTCCAAATAACGGGAGTTTGACATTTGAGTGTCTTGTAGGTGACAATGGATATCTTTGTGAAGTTTATGCAATTTATTGGGATATTGACTATGAAGACAAACATGTTGATGTTTCAGCAGTAGATATCGCTAATTCAACTGAAATAACTTTTCCAACAGTGCACATTGGAGATAATGTTGCAGAGGCAGAATTATCACACACTTATACTGTTCCAAGCCCTGATGTCTTTAGTTCGGGAACCGTTACAGTTGATTGGGGAGATGGAACGATAGAAACAGCTAATCTATATAGAGATTCAAATGGAAATCTAATCAGTGATAAAAGATGGTGTTATGCGGTAATTGACAATACAACAGCTGGAATTTTTGTTGCACACTCACACACTTATGACGAACCAGGAAGTTATAAAGTCATGATTAAATATTCTCTCGGACAATTAACTTTCATTCGCTTTGTAGATGTTGAAATACCTTCAGATGTCCCTTCTGCACGTGATTACCCTGACTTGAATGATGATGCTCCAGATTCAAGCCCACCATTGGACCCTAACTTACCAGATATTCCAGATGATAATAATGATTTGAATAATTTCGACTTTACAACAACTCCATCTCTTCAAATTGCTGAAGTGGAAACAGATAAAGAAGAATACAGCTGGCGAGTTGATGGAAATGCCATAATAAATATCAAAGTCATAGATAACAATCAAATACCAGTTGATGGCTGTCTTATTAGCCCTGTAGCTACAAGTTTAGGAAACGGGCAATATCAAATAACTTATCCCCTCCCTCAAGTAGATGATACCGTAGAAGTTGAAATAACTGCACAAAAAAGTGGATATGAGCCAGCATCAACAACCGTTAGTTTAAGAGTTTCAGAATGGGGAAATTATGTTTTAAAAGCTTCAGTTCTTACAGATAAAGACAAATATCTATATGCATCAACAGAGCCAGCTAAAATTACAGTAATCGTTGAAGATAAAGCTGGAAATAGAGTTTCAGGATGCACGATAACAGACAACTTTGGAAATTCCTACACTGACAATGGAAATGGGGAATACACGGCATATATGGATATAAGTAACCTACCTGTTGGGAGATATGATTTAGTTGTAAAAGCAACAAAAGACAACTATAAGAGCAATATTAACGATAGAACGCCACAAACAGAACAATTCGTTTATGATGGTGTAAATTCATCTTTTAAGTTAAAATATAAACTGATTGAACCAATTAGTGTGAAAATTAACGGAACAGAGACGACAAACTACACAATAACTAACGACGCTTATGGGGATTGCTATTTAAACATTTTAGATTCGATGAATGCATCAGATATCGTAGAAATAACGTATAATTACTATACTGACAGTACTTACTTCGATATTGCAGAATCCTTAGAGCCGATAACTGTTATCGTCGTTGATGAACAATCTATCGCCAAATATGGAAAAAGACTGATGGAAACACTTTACATCCCTTCCCTCCAAACGGTTGAAGAAGCTGAACAAATAGGTAGAGATTATCTCGCCCAATATGCAAATCCAAGGCCTGTTTGGGAGATTGAAACTTATTTAGATTTAATCCCACCAAAAATAGGCGATATAGTATTTACTAATGATAAGTTTTGGAACATTATTCAAAAAAGAGTTAATTATGTTGAGTTTAGCATAAAACCAAATGATAAAAGGGTTAAGTTAGGTTTAGAATATGAAAAAGAGCTGTTAATTGATATTTTAGAAAGTATTAAAGGCTAATCTAACGCATCTTCAATTGCTTTTTTTATTAACTCTTCAACACGCTCTTTTTTTGCCTTTAGTGCTGGCTGGAAAAATGGACGAGCAGGCATTTTCTTTGTCCCCTGTTCTACAAAGATTGCGTAAGGTCTTGAAGTTTTTATAACACCTTCTAACCCTCCCCTTCTAAATGAATGGCTTATTGACTTTTCCAATTTCTTTTTATCTTCTCTCGGTGAAATTAGCCCCTCATGAGGTAGAAGCCCTTTTCTTTCTAACTGTTTTCTATAACTTTCAGATATTGGGGGATAATTCAATTTCACATATCCTCTTCTGATATTGTCCAAAACTTCCTCTTTAACTTCCAATGTCGCCTGCTTAATGGCATCCTTAAGGTTGTCTTCTAATTCTTCAGCTATTGTCAGCAGAGATTTATCCACTTTAACTGTTATGTCCATAAACTTCATTTTTTCACATCCACAATTTTATATCCTAAGCTACATCTGCAGTTTGGATGCAACGGTGGTTTAACTGGAACTTTATCAATCTCCCATTCTTTCCCCTCCAAAACTCTACATTTTGGACATACCTTGCCATCCTTTCTCGTATACCATCTTACCATGACTTTAACCTTATTTTTCTCAGCATACTTTTTATAATATTCATATCTTGACCATTCATAGGCCCTACTAAGCTCAGTCCTTGCTATTCTTTCTGCCTCATGTCTTGTTGTTTTTAATGTGTCCATGATTTTTTGCGTTATGTTTGTATCTTCAGTTGTGCTAAGTTCTTCTAACAAAATATGTCTTAATCTCGCCTTCTGATTCTCTGTTAATTTTTTGCACAGGTCGAAGGTATAATTTTTAACAAACTGTATGACTCCTTTATCAATATCAATTTCTAATCCTGTTACTCTAACAATATCACTTAAAGCCTGCTGGATTTCTCCTGAAAAATCCAATCCCTGAAATTCTTTATTTATTAAAGCTCTAATTTTTCTATAAGCTGTTGCTGTTATCTTTCCTTTATTTTCCTGAATGATTTCCATGGCCTTATCTTTAACTTCAAGTGTAGCATTTTCTATCTTTTCCATAATTTTATCAACTAATGTTTGTGCTATCGCTTCAATTGTTTCTTTATCAATCTCTGCAAACATTTCTGCAAACATTTCAGCCTGTCCCTTCTGCAATGCCAAATCCAACTCAATGCCAAACTCCTGAGCAATTCTTTTTAGTGTATCTTCTGAAGCTCCAATATCTGCTAAGGATTTAATTGTATCTGCTACATTTTTGTAATACTCTGATTTCTCTAAAAGCTCTTCAGTGTCATCTGTTATAAAAGTAAATTCAACATCAATGTCTCCAAAGTTCATTCTAATTAACTCATTAATCAATTCCTTAATCTTCGCCTGCATAGACCTTATTAGCTTCAGCCTTTCCCTTCTCATATCCTTCCTTCTATAATCTGCCACTCCAGATTTCCATAATCCTTCTGAGCTATAAAATGCATTGAAAATAATCTCATCATACTTGTCTAAAATGAATTTAATGTATTCCCAATTGATTTTCATGTCAATCTGATTATAATCGACATAACAAGGTGTCGCTACAGCTCCTTTGTATTTTAGTTTTGTGATGTCATTGGCATAATTCTTCAGCATTTCTTTAAACTTCTCAACTGTAATGTTAGTTCCATCTGGAAGTCCAATGCCTCTGCCATCGCTTAGTATCTGCCCAATTTTAATTTGGACCGGAGGGATGGCTTGATGCTCGTTCACATACGCACAAATCTCATTTAACAACTTCTGCTTTTGATAAACCGCATTAACACACCTTGCCATTAATGAAGTTCCTTCAAGCAGAATTATGTCATTGATGTCTAACCAAACCTGAACCATTTCACTTTTAACCGTAAATAAATTTAAAACCTCTTCTTTCCTTTCCAAATCAATAAATCCGATTTTTCTTATCTGTCCATCAATTGTAGCATCATGAATAATAATCCTATCATCTCCGAAGGGATTCCTAATTATTTTAGTAGCCTTTGGGTCTAACCTATGCAATCTTACAATTTTTCCATTTTCCCAAACAATCTGGTAAATCGCCTTTCCATAAATAAAGTAATCCCTAAGCATTTCGATAATCGTAGCAGTGGCATTTTTTGAAAAGATTATACCCGTCTCATATAGCCACTTTTTAACTTCTTCAATTTGCTTTTCATCGCCTTTTAATGTCCAATTTGAAATTATGTCATAAATCAATGAATGCAATGCCAAATTAACTTTCTCATCAATGAGGAAAGCCCCTTCTAAGTTTGCTTCATCTGTTATATCAATCATCTGGATTGTTGAAAACTCTCCAAGTTCTATATCGGCTGGAGTCCTATCACTAACTCCCACCTCTGTGGTTTTAGTAGCTGGAGATTCACCGAAATAATCAACAACAATCTTTCCTTCGGATTCTGACATTTAAACCACCTCAATAGCTGAAGTAATCAACGATTATGTTATTCGTTGCCTTATCAGCAGCATATACAGCTAATGCAAGAGAACATACACAATCATCGTGCATTCCAGGTTTAGCTTCAAAAGAAATCGTAGTTTTCTTTTTTACATACCTAAAATACTTCAATTCCGTAATAAGAGTGTCAATATATGGGAATATTACCTCTTTTCTCTCCAACGCTGTTTGAAGTTTAGTTATTAGTTGCATTTTAGACTGATTCGTAAATTTAAACGGAATTGGATTGCAGTCTTCAAGTTGCTCTACAACAGGGTCTCCTACCCCAGTGCTATCAACGCAAACTACGGGCTTAAATTTTATATAAAGTTCTTTTATTCTCTCAACAACATAGGAATATGGTTTATCCTTAAATCTTTCAAAATACACGAGTTTATACGGATTTTCAGAAACATCCAATATTATAATAACCGTATAATCCTGATATTTAGCCAAATCAACTCCCATAACATATCTATGCCCCTTCTCCCCGACAGTTAGCAATTCGATATTGGAATCAATGCATTGCTGGATATACTCCCACTTGAACACAGCATCCTGGTCATCAATAAACTCTGCACAAAACTCCTGTTTCCAAACTAAGGAATCTTCTCCAAATTCTCGCTTTATCTCTTCAATTACACTTTTAGGTAAGAATGGATTTGACCACGTTGGGAATCTAAATGAAATGTGTCTATTTTGTCTATTTTCTCCCATCAAAAATGACTCATAAAAATGATTATGCCCATTTGGAGTAGAGATTTCAATTAAAGGTGCGTCATAATCTATCAACAATGGTTTAATTACATATTTCACAACATCATCTTTGATGAATGCAGCCTCATCAAGGATAACAAGATGATAACTCTCTCCTCTAATAGACGTAGGGTTATCAGCACTTCTAAAATCTATTATACATCCAGTTTTGAATTCAATAACCATGTAAGGAGATTCTGTAATTCTCTTAACGAGTTTTTGCAGTGTTTTATTTTTCTCAATGTATGTTCTAAGTTCTTTAAAGATTATCCTCGCATTTGCATAGTATGGGGCAATAACGGCAAATTTCTTATCCTTTTGAGTGCAACTCAGAAATATCAAAAGAAAGCACATAAGTTTTGATTTACCGAACCTCCTACCTGCCGCTACAATTATCGTTTTATATTTGCCTGAAAAGAATGCTTTTACTATTTCTTTCTGAGCTTTGTGTAATTCAGCACCTAATACAGTTTTAACAAAAAATTCAAAATCAGTTCTTAATTTTTTGCGAAGTTCTTTAAGTTTCATTTTAGACATAGCCATTACTCTTCACCAGTAAGGGCTTTAAGTAATGGGTCCTCATCCTCCTCTTTTCTGAAGTCTCCTAAAATATTGTATTTTGTCTTCATTGCACAACATAACGCTTCGATAGCTGCTTTTAGTTTGTAAGGATTTTTGCTAACTTCATCACTATTTAATGCTGATTTCGCCTTTTTTATTGCAAAATTTAATGTGCCAATGTCTTCAAGCAACTCTTGCTCAACGCTCCCCTTGCCTTTATGTTTCTCATAAATCTCTTGTAATCTTAACTGAGCAGTTTTTTCAAGATGCTTTTTGTAATACTTATGAACGGCCTGGGCTGTAATTTCAACTTCATATTCCTCATGTATTTTTTTCGCAATTTGATTCCACGAATACCCTTGAGACCTCCATAGGATTATGTCATCATGCATCTCTGGGGTAATTTTTTGATTGTTACTCATCTCAACACCTCATCAACCATTCATCAACCACCATCAACCTCAGCATTAGAATTTAAAAATTCTAATGTCCCAGCCCTATGTGGAGGTGAAAGTATGAATGATTCTCAAAAACAATACCTCGCAACAGTCCTAATGGTAGAAATCATCTTACTCCTGGTCCATGAATATAGAGCAGCAGTCATCTGCATCCCAGTGTTCTTACTGATACTACTACTCTTCCATGAACAACTTTTTCATGGCATTAGTTTGGGCAATATTAAACTATTCAAAAAAGATACTTTCGATAATCATAAGAGAGTTAAAACAGTTCTTCCGATTAGTCAAAGAATATCAAAAAACATCCAGACAAGACAAAAAGAAACTATTGATGAAAATCTTGATTTTGGAAGCTCTTAAATATGCCATTGCCATTGGTTGTAGTTACCTCGGAATCTCAGAAGGCTTAATCCCAATCTTAAAACTACTAATAGAAATATTACTTGGTGGTTAAAATGCCAATATTCGGTAAAAATAAAGCAACAGAAAACCCAAAAAAAGAGATGATTGAACTACTAAAACCCTATGTTGATTATCCAGAAAACGTTATTCCAAAACATAGAAAAAAAGCACTGTTAAAAGCATTAGATAAAAAAATAGGGGAACACACCGATGAAAATGGTGTTTTAGATTATCAAAGTGTATTGGATGAGTTGTATGATAGTTGCTTTGAGGAGAATGAAATTAACGGGGCGGAATATACTTTTTTAGTTCAAGTTTTAAGCTTTTACGTGTATCATTTAGTAGTTGTTGAGGATCCTTTGGACATTAAAAGGCTGGCTGAGATTGATTAA